AAGAGTCTCATAGGTATGGATATTGATATGAAAGAAAGTGAAAATAAAGGTTGACATATGCTTTCTAATAGACTATAATGGTTATATAAATTAAATAGAAACTTGGAGAATAACCTAATGAATGTAACTCGCAAAAGTGTTCTTACCGGAAAAACCCGCACACGTATCATTTCAGTCAACCCTGAAGATCTTGCGCTATATGAGTCTGGATCTATCTCAATGGCAGAAGCAATGCCGTATCTTAATTCACAAGATCGTGAGTTTATCATGGTCGGTATTACTAACAGAGAATGGAAAAACGCGTTCTCAACTGAGTTAGCCGCGATTATTAACGATAAATTTGAGGCAATGTAATTTATGGTTCGTGATAATTATGTTTTTACAAGCGAAAGTGTTAGTGACGGTCATCCTGATAAAGTTGCAGATCAAATTTCAGATGCACTAGTTGATGCTGGTTTAAAAGCTGGTGATGAAACAACTCGAGTTGCTATTGAAACTCTAGTAACTACTAATATGGTAACTGTCGCTGGCGAAGTAAAAAACTTCAACGTAACGCGAGATGAAGTTGCTGAAATTATTCGTGATGTGGTTAAAAATATTGGTTACGAGCAAGATGGGTTCCATTGGGATAAATTAAAAATCTACAACGAAATCCATTCTCAAAGTGCTGATATTGCTCTAGGCACAGACAACTTTGGTGCAGGTGATCAGGGCATCATGTTTGGATATGCTTGCAATGATAACGATGCTTATCTACCAGCACCTATCTATTTTGCTCACGAGATTTTAAAAGATCTAAGAGCTGAAAGAGAAATCACAGGTATTCTAGGCCCAGATGCTAAAGCACAAGTAAGTGTTGAATATGAAGGCGGCCGAGTTAAACGTATTGATCAAATTGTTATTAGTACTCAGCATGCAGAAGGTTGTATAGAATCGGCGCGTGACTTATGTAAGCAATCGGCAATGAATGTACTTAGAGACTTGATTGATGAAAATACTGTATGGCATCTTAACCCTACTGGTAATTTTGTCATTGGTGGACCTGATGGTGATGCTGGTGTTACTGGACGAAAAATCATTGTGGACACCTATGGGGGTTTTGCTCCTCATGGTGGTGGTGCTTTTAGTGGCAAAGATCCGACTAAAGTAGATCGAAGCGCAGCTTATATGGCACGCTGGTTAGCAAAGAATGTAGTAGCAGACGAAATGGCTGATTGGTGCCAAATCCAATTAAGCTATGCTATTGGCATTAAAGAACCAACGAGTATCTATGTAGAATCAAATGGCCACAACCGTTCAATACAAAAATTTATTGAAGAAAACATTGATTTAACTCCGTACGGTATCATAAAAAGATTTGACATGTTCAACTTTTCAAGTTATAATAGTAACTGTACATACGGACACTTTGGCAATAAAGACGTTCCTTGGGAACAAATAGGCTGGAATTTATGATAATTTTATTTAATGGGCCGCCAGGATCAGGCAAAGATCACGCAGCTGATTATTGTAAAAAATACGGTTTCAAACATCTATCGTTTAAGTATCAGTTGTTTAAAGAAACAATCAAGTACTTCAATGTAGAAGAGAAGTGGTTTATGGATGGTTACAATGACCGTTCTCAGAAAGAAGTAAAGACCTCAGAGCTTGGCAACATGTCTCGTCGCGAAGCTATGATTTACGTTTCAGAAGAAAAGATCAAACCTCGTATGGGATTAGATTACTTCGGTAAATTAGTAGCAAACGAGATCGATTTTGAAATAGACTACTGCATTTCAGATGGTGGCTTTATAGATGAGTTAATCCCAGTAGTTGAAAAAGTCGGTAACGATAACTTCATCTTAGTACAACTTACGCGTGACGGCCGTGATTTTTCATCAGACTCTCGTAGGTATTTTGATGGAAATGTTATACAAGAATACACACTTGGAAGTGAGACTGAAATAGAAAATAAGTATGTGTTGCCTCATAAGTTTAATGTAAGCACATATAGAGTCCATAACAATGGAAGTGTTGCAGAGTTTGAAGAAGCGCTGGAAGACATCTTGTCTTATATTTGAAAACAATATAAATATTAATGTGAATTAGGAGCTATACTATGATGAATCAAGAAGAAATTAAAAAAGCACTACAAGAAGGCGTTTGTACTGTTACGTTTACGAAAGTAAATGGCGACGAGCGTGTTATGTCCTGCACTACTAAAGAAGATCTTCTTCCTGCAAAACCTGCGCAAGCAGTAGGAGCTGAAGAACCTGTCGAAACAAAAACCAAAAAACCAAATCCAGATGTCCACGCTGTATATGACGTTAAAGCTGAAGGCTGGCGCTCATTTCGTTGGGATTCATTAAAAGATTTTGGGATGGAGCAATAGTTAAATGAGTATGATATACAAGGGTGATGTTGTAGAAACCGATCTATCTAAAAATTCTAACGGTGGCACTGAAATGATGCGCCAACGTCTATTAGATAATGTCAGTAAAGAATTACTAGAAGGTTTTGCAATCCACTTTTCCCGCCCAAGGGAAATCCCAAGTGATGTAAAGAATATTATGTACTGCCATGATTTGGCTGAAGATCCAGAGAACGCAGTATTGATGGATGACGGCTGGAAAATTTTTGATCAGCTCGTTTTCGTAACAGCTTGGCAACGTGATCAGTACATTGCTTACTTCAAAATTCCGTATTCTAAGTGTACTGTTATTCCAAATGCTATTGAAAAGCGTTATGAAGCAGAAGAAAAGAATACTGAAACTATTCGATTCATCTACCATACTACTCCACACCGTGGTCTAGAACTCTTGATACCAGTGTTTGATGCTCTGTCTAAAGAATATCCAAATATTCATCTTGATGTATATTCGTCCTTTGCTGTTTATGGATGGCCACAGCGCGATGAGCCGTACAACGAGTTGTTTAAACAGATCCACGAGCATCCTAATATGACTTATCATGGTTCAGTTCCCAATGAACAAGTTCTTGAAGCTTTGGATAAAGCACACGTTTTCTTGTATCCAAACATCTGGAAAGAGACATCGTGTATTGCTTTGATTGAAGCTATCAGAAGTGGTGTGATTTGTATTCATCCTAATTATGGTGCTTTGTCAGAAACATCAGCAAATGCTACTATTATGTATGATTACAACGAAGATCCAGCTAAGCATGCAAATCTTGCTTATGCTATCGGTAAGAGTGTGTTAGAGCATCAAAAGAACGATCCTATGTTTATCAATCGATTTACACGATCTGATCGTTTTGGGCTTGTTCCTAATGATATTAATACCTTCGGTAACCTTTGGACTAAGCTTCTTAGACATCAATCCGTAATCGAATAAAAAAAGAGTTGACATTTCAATCTACATGGACTATAATAGACATGTAGATTAAATTAAAATGAGAAATAAATTATGGCTATCTTAGTAGATTACAATCAAGTTATCCTAGCTTCGCTATTTGCAAGCATAGGCAATCACACAGATGTGGCGGCGGATGAAAATATCATCCGCCACATGTTCCTCAATTCAATTCGTTCAAACCGCAAAAAGTTTAGCAAAGAATATGGTGAAATTGTTATTTGTGCAGACGGTAAAAATACCTGGCGCAAAGAAGCATATCCTTATTACAAGGCTAACCGTAAAGCTGGTCGAGATAAGTCAGGTATGGACTGGGGTGCGTTGTTTCAAATTATGAGTAATGTTCGTGAAGAAGTTGCTGAGTTCTTTCCGTACAAAGTAATCCATATTGACCGCTGTGAAGCTGATGATATCATCGGTACAGTAATTCACGAGCATGGTTCTGAACTGAATATTGGCTCAGAAAAATTCCTTGTTCTTTCTGCCGATAAAGACTTTATTCAACTACAAAAATATGCAAACGTAGATCAATATGACCCTATTCGCAAGCGGTGGCTTCGTGATGATCGTCCTGAACAATACTTAGAAGAGCATATCCTTAAGGGTGATACTGGTGATGGTGTACCAAACATCTTGTCTCCAGATAATTGCTTAGCTATTGGCGAACGTCAAAAAGCAATGACTCAAAAGCGTTTAGCATTGTATAAGCAAGGCCCTGAAGCTATGGACGAAGAAACTCTTCGCAGATTTCATCGCAACAAAATGATGATTGACCTTACTCAGATTCCACAGAAGTATCAAGATCAAATTTTAGAAGAATACAATCAAGAAAAAACAGTTGGTCGTGGACAGCTATTTAACTACTTTGTTAATAAAAAGCTAAAACACCTAATTACAGATATACAGGACTTTTAAAAATGGCAGTAAAAATTTCTATCTCAGAAATTATCAGTGGAGCAGCTTCTAAGAAGACAACTGAAGAAAAAGTTGATTTTCTTAGAAGTAACGATACACCAGCTCTTAGAGCTGTGCTAAAATATACATATGATAATAATATTGAATTTTTGATTCCAAACACTCCTCCACCTTGGAATAAGAATGAATTTGAAGACGAAGCAAAAGCTCTTCTATATCGAGAAGCTCGTCGGCTTAAGATATTCATTAAAGGTGGTGGGTATGATACCTTGAATCAAATCAAACGTGAAACACTGTTTATAAACCTTCTAGAAGATGTCGATAATGATGACGCAGAAACACTCTGCCAAATGATTACAAAGAAGCCATTCAAAGGGCTGACTAAAAAGACAATTCAAGAAGCATTTGCTGACTTAATCGAAGAGTAAAAAGGTACTTAACATGAGTAATAACCGCATCAAAAAATTCCGCGAAGCTTGGGAAGACGATGAGTGGGGATCAGATGATCAACGATCCAAAGGCAAAGAGAAGAAGAAACGCGATCGCAAGGCTGAACGCGATCGCAAGTTTTCTGACCGGTGGTTTGATGAAGATATGGATATTAAACGTAAAAAAACTTGAAATAAAACGAAATTAACTGTTGACATTCGTTCTTAAATTGTATAGTATATCTATATACGGTAAATCAAAAGGAATACATCATGACTAAACTTGAAGACCTGAAAGCTGCCCGTGATGCTGCTGAAGCTGCTTATGATGCTGCTCGTGCTGCTTATACTGCTCGTGCTGCTGCTTATGCTGCTGCTGAGGATGCTTATGCTGATGCTCGTTATGCTGCTGAGGATGCTAAACTAAAATACCAAGAAAAGAAACAAGATGACTAAACTTGAAGAACTAAAAGCTGCCCATGACTTTGCCCATGATGCTGCCCATGATACTGCTTATGCTTCTCGTGTTGCTACTGCTAACGCTGCTTGTACTGCTGCACGGCTGCTAATGCTGCTTGGCATGCTGATTATGATGCTGACATGAACATTAAGAACAAACAGTAGTGTTATCAAATAAGATGTTCTTATAACAAAATGATCTAAGAACATCTTATTAACTGTTGACACCGTAGTCCTTTTTTGATATAATA